TCCGATCTAGACAATCTCTGAGTCGCCACTCTAAGTAGCAACCCTACATTGGCGTTGTCTGAGGCTGATAACCTTGGATATAAAACCCATATCATCAACGACAGACAAAACGACTCCGTGCCTCCGCAGAGGCTAGAGCGGTTTTTGCCTGAGGAAAAACTCAGAAGAAAACAACTTTCAGGTTTTTCTCGTTGCCTTAACACGGTGTACAGAATACATCATGTACCTCAATATGGGGGACCAACACTATATAAACGTCTAAAGACATTATTTAGTAGTGTCCCACTTAATGAGATGGCCAAGATTTTCAAGCTTTCGATTCATACATTCTTTTCTAAATGTACTGATCAATTGCTTCCGGAAGATCATCATAAGTCAGTTCAAATCATCCATCCAGATCTTGAGATTTATCTCAAGAAATGGGCTAGAGTTAGACAATTGTCCTTTTTACAAGATTTACTCATGTGTAAAGGATTAGCTAACCCGGTTCCTGATGAGATGATTCTGCAATCTTACATTGATCACCGCCAGACTCTCTCCTCTGTTGGAGAGAGTCCGGAAGGGTTTTTGATGGAATTTAAGAAAGTCTTAAGGACTTTCGGGGAAGGTTTAAGAAAGAATTTTGACGGGAAAACTGTTTATCCTAGTGAAACAGGATATTTAGGCTTTACACGATCAAAAGGAGGTCTTCGGACTGCCCTTAAAGGCCAATTTAGACCAAAGGGATTTCGGAAAAGGTTAGGGAGAATTGATCCTATAGTTCTTCACTTAGAAGGATTGCCTGGTATAGGTAAATCTAAAATAAGTTTAGAACTTGGGAAAAGGATCTCTAAAGCTTTCGGGTTCAACTATAACGATATGTATAACCGGACCATAAATTGTGATCATTGGGATGGCTATCGAGGTCAACTAATTTCATCTATTGATGATTTTGGTTGCTCTTTCGAAAGACAGTCTTCTGATTATGGTTCATTAATCCAGTTATGTAGTGAACAAGAAATGGTCTTACCGATGGCAGACTTAAAAGAAAAGGGAAGAAAATTTTCTTCTGAATTTCTCTTTTTGTCTACTAATGGTTTAACCACTTGTCCAACTTACAATATTCATACCGTGAATACTTTTGGATCGGCACTCTTAAGAAGAGTTAGTCCTACTTTCAAGTTAGAAAGGGGACCAAACTACTCTTACAGAATGCTGAAAAAAGAGTATTCTGTTGAGACCGAAAGATGGAATCAAGTAGGTTATTGGGAAGGGGATTGGTTAAAGATGGTCTCTATCTTAGAATCTGATCTTCTCTCACGGTTTGATAAGAAATTTGGAAATATATTCCAACCTTGTACTTCTTCAAGTTTTGGAGAAGTTGGGTATGGTTTTTATTTTCCAAGTAACCCACCAGACCGTTTACCAGAGTGTGAAGCTCACGCTATTGCCGAACCATTAAAAGTTCGACTAATAACGAAAAATGAGCCTAATACTTGGGTCTTAAAGCCCGTCCAATTGGCTATGTGGAAAACTTTAAAGAATTTTAAAGTTTTCAGCTTAACCCATGGACCGACCATAGACTTAAGTCGTCTGGGAAAAGGAGGAAGATATTTAGTTTCTGGAGATTATAAATCCGCGACTGATCGTCTTCACTTTGACATCATGCAAACAGCCGTCAACGTTTTAAAGGATTACATCCCAGAAGAACTACGATCGTGGTTCCTTTGGGAGGGTGGAAAACATATAATTAATTACCCTAAGAACACCCTACTAGAACCAATTGTTCAAAGTAGAGGTCAACTTATGGGTAGTTTATTAAGTTTTCCAATCCTTTGTCTAGCGAACTTTACAACCTACGCTATGGCTCGACTTGATTGCTTTCCTTCATTAGAAATTGAAGATATCCTCAATGATGAAAACATTTCTTGTTTCATTAATGGAGATGATATCCTCTTTACTTGTGATGGAAAGAACTCAATGCTTTATAATCGTTGGAAGCACCACGCAAAATCAATTGGTTTGGAATTGTCAGTAGGAAAAACTTATATATCAAAGTATTTCGGACTGATAAATTCACAAATGATTTTGGCTTACCCAAAAGTTCAAGATAAAGCAATAAAGAAATTGAAGAATGTGGTTCAGGTTTTCAATAATGATACCTTGACTATTTCAACAATTCCTTGCCTTGTCCAATTACTCGAAGGGAAGATAAGGTCATATTCGAAGATTCAAAATTATGGTAGTCTCGATTTTTCACAAGTTTTAACTTATGTTAAACGCGAAACTATCGTAAACTTGAATCGAAAGAAATTAGATCAAACTCCTGAGTCATTGGATTTACCCAAAGAACTTGGTGGGATTGGGGTCCTTAAAGAAGGTTATAAACCAACCTTGAAGGATAAGGAAGTCTACATTTTTAAGGCCTTGCGTCATCGTCCTAAGATAATTCAAAGGATTGACGAAAGTCTTTTAATTTGTAGGGTTCCTATGAGGATGGAAACCCGAGCTTATTCGACTTCTGCATTTCATATAAGTATTAAACCTTATCATGGATTTGTAGAAGAAGAGGAAGAACCGGAGTTCCCTCCAATTTTCCCTTGGGTTGAGTTTCGTAAATTCTTAACTTGGTACAAGAAGACGAAAATAAGAGAAATCATTAATGATCTCGACTTATTTAATTGTCCTTCTTTAGATCAATTCAAGAGTTATTTACGAATAACCGATCTTAAGACCTTTCGACGATTGGAGGCATTTGCTTCACATTTTTTATGTGAAGATCAAGTTCCAAACGAAGACAGATAGG